GCCGCCTCAATGGAGCCCGACCGAGACGGTAATCTGTCTCGGGAGGGGTCTTACACTCAGTAAAATACTGGTGTACCATCGAGTTGCTATCGACGGCTTCCCTGCGATCACTTCCCGTAGGAGATGTCGCCCGGTACTCTCTTCTCTGAAGGGATTCATTCCATCTCCATTGGAGGTGGGAATTGGTCTCGCCAAAGTAAGAGTGCCAGCCGATAGCACCAGACGTCGGGTCCACCCATCGAAAGGCAAAACGCCCAAGACGGGAGACTGTCGTCCTAACGTACTCAGCACTCGCATACCACCCTGCTTTAAGCAGGTTGTTGTGAGTGTCGAGGCACGAGAGGACCGACTCTGGTTTGGACACGAGTGGCATGTTCAGGACGCTCACCTTGGTCACATTGTGACCATCGTAGGCATCCATACCGCAAGACTCACGAAAGCTTCCGCTCGAGTAAGTCTTATCGGAGTTCACTTTCAACCGAAAGTGAGTTAGAACAGCCACCACGTTATCGTGGCAGTCAATAGGGACGATCAAATCGTCCCCAAAGACTCGGACCTCCCTGGAGGCCTTCTTAATCGAGGCGTAAGTGAATGGGTATCCCCTCATAGAGAGGACAACGCCAATCGCGAACGTAGCGAAAAGATAGGACTGAACAGGGAACGTCAAAGCCGAACCCATAGTCGAGAACTTCCTAAGTCTAGCAAACCTAGGAGATTTTCGATCGATATCTTGCTGAACCCAACGAGTACGTACAGAGTACATACACGTTAGGAGGGTAGGAGAACGCCTAAAAAGGCGCTCAATAACCCAACAGGATATTCGGTCAGAAGCGCTCGATAAATCAATAGTCGAGTGCGACTGTCTATGGGAAGCGAGAAGTGCAGCCTCTTGGTTTAACTCCTGGGATCGAAAATCGATCGAGGGAGAGAGACCAGTAGAGGAAACACGACTCATCAGGAAATCGCGAATAACTTGCTGACACCATTGACCAGAGGTGGGCTCAGAACAGATAAGTCTGGGACCAGCAAAGGACTTTGGGACAGCAAGAAGACGCGCAGGCGGCTCATGATTCCGTAAGGTTTCATCGGCAGCCCCTGATTCGAGGAAATCTATCCAGTGGCTATAATTCGCAAAAGCGAATAGAGACATAGGGAAAGACTCCTCAAGCTTAGCTGGCCAGGTCGGAAATGAGTATTTATACTCACCCGAACGAAGGTCAGCTACGGCTCCGGGTCCATGTCGAGAGTGCCAGTCGGCGGGGTTAAACTCGCCGAGTTCGGCGCAAGTAGCATCGGCGACGAATTGAATCGCGTCGGTGAGACGAGCATCGATACTGGTACTGACGGGCGAAACTTCTCCAACGTTAAGTGGGAGAAAGCCTGGCTCAGAAGAAACGTGGTCTCCAAACTGAAGATCACGAGAATCATCAGAGCTAAAGTCGCCACGATCCCAATTAAGGGAACCGAGGACGACTTCGTCGTCGATCGTGAAGAACTCATGGATTTGTTTCCAAACCTTGGGTTCAGGGCAGTTAACCTTGAAACGTTTGAAAGCCGAACAAAGCTGACGAACGTCCTTGATTGACTGCACATCAGGATCAGACCTCAACACTCCGTTAACATCGAAAACTCGAAGTAGCAACCCCTTGAAAAGTCTCGGGATTGCAACTCTCCTGTTGTATGGCCTAAAGTGGGCCAGACAGCTAGGAGTAAGGAGTCCATTCGCCAAGCATTTATCAAGATGCTTGCCGAATGCAGGTAGGACTTCCAAAATAAAAGGAATTCCCATCTGATCGATGGCAGAGAGCAAACGCTTGTAATCGCGCTCGCACTCTACGCGAAGGCCAGGATTACGTGAGACAATGTCACTTAACATTGCTTCGTATAGTCCTAGAACGTACTCATCGTAGCTCTTAGTGATAGGCATGGACTTGAAACTCCGTGCTGAATCATCTACGAGCTAGGGTGACCGCTCTTACCCGCTTGTTATGGGAAAAGCCTATAGAAGGCTAAGATTCCCAACCGAGCAGCTTCGCAGCGATGCCACCAGCCTTTACCATGTAAAAGCTCATGGCTTCAGACAAATCAATAATGTCTGCGGAAACACCATTAGGATCAGTTCTGATCGTAAAGGTGGCTTCCGTCTGCGAACCAAGAGGAGTAGCCGTAGTAGGCTTGACGAAGCGTACGAAAGTCACAACGTGACGATCATACGGCTGAGTACCAGCCTTAACGGTGTCCCGGGAATGTCGAACTTTAGTTCGATAAGTCACGAGACCCTCATCCAGAAAGTATTCGGATGAGTAACCATCTTGGTTGATAAGAGGTAGAACTTTCGCGGTTCCACCGGAACCGTCGAGAGTTACCGTAAGAGAAGTGCCTAGCATAGAGTAGTCCTTTCCAAAGGTAGTTGCCGTCAGTGCTTAAAGCGCTGAACGAACAACGCCCCGAGGATAGACAGCCTGCTTAGCCCAATAAAGGGCAAGTGGACATCTAGTGAGCTAGGGCCCACATACCTAGTCTTTAGGCTATGGGTCACGTACCCGTCCGACGGCATCAAACCATTAATGTTGATGCTAGTCGTCTTATATTGAAACTGAGTTTCAATCTGAGTCATGATGCAAGCATCATGAGGGGCTGCGGGAATAGTGTTGGAGTATTGCATAGCAAAATCTCCAACATTAGAGAACCAATCAATCAACCAGGTCCATGGGAGTAAATCCCATGCACCCTTTAAGGTTGACTCGAACGAAAGTCCGAGAGCAACCTTACGTGCTTGTTTGATCATCTCCGCATCTGACGGACGATAAAGAGAGATAGGAACGCTGGGTAACCAGCGGACCGTCCCCCAACGAATCGCTTGCGAAGCAACCGATTCGCGGGCTAACCACAAGGCTTGAGTTGTATCAAGACCTATGTTGTTAGTCTTAGCATCGCCCCATACCCCTAAACGGATACGTCGTTTAAGTCCCCCGCGTTCATATAGACGCTGTATTTCGCCCAACCTTTTATGGATGTGCAATTGCAGGTCTAGAAGATCGCGAACATCTTGAAACAAGGGGGCCCAACCAAACTGAAAGCCCAAGTGTTGATTCCCAATTTCTTTGAGATTCGCCAACTTGCGCTTAGGAGTGGTAATGAGCCTTCCTACGTCCTTGAGTTGTTTGGGGATGTCGTACAAGTCCTGGAGAAGCGTCAACGGGGTATAATCTGGTCTGCTAGGATTAGTCCTAGCGAGCAGAGTAGCCATCGAAGACGCAGCCGAGGGCATGGACGCCAACGGGAGTGCACTGAAGCCTGAGGTTCGGATGTAGAGAGGGATGTAATCCTTAGCTACACCGTACGTATCAGAGCTTGGCCGAAAATCATAACCTCCTTGTAACATGGGGGTATGCGACCTATCCAGCTTCGTTATAGATAAAGACGAAGATGTAGTAGGTCGACCGTGGGAATCCGCACACAAGGCAGAGAAGGCATTGCCTCCTCCGTCAGTGTTCGAATACGCAAATGGGACACCGTTACGGTGGCCCACAAACGAACCCGCAGTAAACGGCAGAGTAAAAAGTCTTACTCTAGTGGCTCTCGTCAAAGACCTAGACTCACTATGGGTGCAAGATTGCAAGCAGTTACGCTCGAGAGCCCCGAGATCGGGG